CCCACACCCGGCGCGCGAAGTGCCAGCAATCGGTCTCTCCCGCCACCCAGGGCGTGCCGATGTAGCTCTCGATCCAGTGCGCCGTCATGGCTGCAACCCCGGATAGGATTCGATGTCGAATTCCAGGCGCGGGAACCGCAGGCCGATCAGGTTCGGAAAGCCGCAGGTTGCCCGGATGCGCAGTGCCGTCGCCGACAGCGACTGGATCGCCAGCTCCATCGGCGGGTCGTATTCTGGGCCGTCCAGCAGGGCATCCGACAGGTACTGGCGATAGATCGCCGTCACCGGCTGGCCCGAGGCGACGGCCGCGTCCAGCTGCACCAGTATCTCGCGGCTGACGTTGTCGATCTCGATCACCGCCTGCGGTAGCCCCTCGGCATTCTGGTCGGGCGGCACGATGTCGAAGGCATAGGCGACGAAGGTCACCACCTCGCCCGCGTTGCGCGGCGCCCCGGCCTCCAGCCGGGCGTCGAGCGCCACTTCGTCGCGCACCACCCGGATGGGCGCGGCGAAGGCCGGATGCCAGAGTTCCAGCGTGTGGTAGATCACCCCGTCCACCGGGGCAGCGGCATAGGCCTCGGCGATCGCTGCCGACATCGCGGGGTCAGACATTGCGCACGCGGAGCCGCACGCCGACCTCCCAGTTCAGGCCCGGCTGCTGCCGCGCGGTGAACGGGGCGTCGAAGCGGGCCTCACAGGGCCGCCAGCCCCCCCCGAAGAACAGCGCCGTCTGGAACCATGCCGTGCCGCCCGCGGCGCCGACGACCTGACCGAGCGCGTCGGTCGTCAGGTGCGGCTGCTCGAAATCGGCCGCGAGCAGCGCGTTCAGCTCGCAGACCTCGACCGAGGCGAGGGTGCTGCCGGCATAGTCCGAAGCGAGAGCGTCATCGAGCAGCAGGATCGACATGTAGGGCGTGGCGCCGCCCGCCGCGTTCGGCGCCTCGAAGCTCACCCGCCACCAGAGATTTTCCCGTGACGTGACCGCGACCTTCGTGGCGTTGCCCTGCTGCACCACCAGCCCGGTGTGCAGGTCGACCCCGACATAGGCATAAGTGCCGGTACGGTCCAGCAGGGTCAGCCGCGCATAGCGGCGTCCGGCGCTGCGCAGTGTGGCCCGCAGCAGCATCGGGCCGCTCGCCGGGGCGGCGATCGCCCGCACGATGGCGTGCGGCCCCGTCGCCGCCGTCTCGGTCAGCCGCGCGGCCAGCCGGTCGGCCGGACCAACAATCGCTTCGGGCAGCACCGTCATGTTGTTCGCGGTCCATCCGGAGAATCCCTGGCTCTCCCCGGCCCAGGACCAGTTTTCGTCGCCGTACCACGCCCGGAAGGCGTTCATCTCGCCGTCGGTGAAGATGTAGGCGCCCTCGACCATGTCGCGCCGCGCGAAGGTGCGCCGCCGCAGCCGCGGGTCGCCTACTTCCATGTCGGTCCTGATCGCCGGATCGACCGGGACCAGCTGGTAGCCGGGCTGCCGGATGCCGGGCAGGCTGTCGGGCCAGGCGCGGGTCATCGGCCGACCCGGCGCAGGCCATAGGCGCCCTCCATCGCGGCGGTGATGCCGCCCCGGCCGCTCGCCACGTCGCCCGCGAGCGCGTCCTTCACCCGCTCGATGACGATGTCCAGAATCCGCCCGCCCTGACCGTCGTCGCGGCTCGACTGGCGCACCTCGCCGCCCGACTGGTTGATCACGTTGACTGTGACGTTGCCGCCCGCGCCTTGCGCGATCACCCCGAGCTCGCCAGAGGCCGTGCGCTTCAGCGGCATCACCGCCTCGGCCCCCGCCTCGCCCATGACCGCCGCCCCCTTGGCGAAGGCGAAGAAGGTCGGCCGGTCGACGATCCGGCTCGACCAGGCCGAAATGCCCGGCCCGTCGAAAACCTCGCCCTTTGCCGCCGCCGTCAGCCCCCCGCCGAAGGCGCCGGTGACGGCGCTCGTCAGGCCGCCGAGCAGGCCGCCACCGCCGCCGAAGGCCCCCATGACGCTGTCGACCAGCGGCGAGATCACGCTGTCGGTGAACCGCTGCGCCGCGATCCGCGCCATCTCGGACAGGACCGTGTCGCTAAAGCGGCGCATCGCATCCTCGCCTTCCCCCGCGTTGACGACGAAGCTGGCGAAGCCGTTCGCAAAGCTCTTCGACAGGCTTTCCCCGAGGCTGTCGGTCGCCGTGCCGATCTCGGCCACGAGGTCGGTCACCCAGGCGCGGATCTGCTCGGCCGCCGCCGCGCCCTTGGGCCCCAGCGCATCGAGCTGCGGCAGCAGCTCGGCCAGCGCCTCGGCCGCGCGCCGCTGCGCGTTCTCGATCGCATCCGCACCCTCGGCCGTCGCCATCAGCCCCAGTTTCACCTTGGCGTTGACGCCCGCCACGGCCTGATCCAGTACCCGCATCGCCGCAATCGACTGGTCCTGCAGCGCGGCCAGCGACCCCGCCTCGGGCCGCGACGATCCGCCGCCTCCGCCGCCGCCTCCGCCGCCGCCTCCGCTCGCAGAGAACACCGGAATGTTGTTCGAGGCGTCGAGCGGCGGGCCGCTGTAGACGAACTCGCCCCGCCCCTGCTGGTTCGACGTTCGGGGATCGCCGCCGCGGCCCGAGTAGACCTTGCCGTCGGCCGCGATCTGCTGCTGCGCGGCCCGGAACCGTGCCACCTGAGACATGCGCCCCAGCACCTCGCTGAGGCGGCCTGCCAGAGCCGACGCCGCGCCCGCCGCCGCCTGGATTGGCCCGGAAATGTCGATGCCTGCCAGCCGGCTCGCCGCGTCGGCGGCATCGTCCAGCCCACCGGCCACCGCCCCCGTTGCCTCGGCCGCCTCGCCCAGCGCGCCCGGCAGCCCTTGCGCCACCGCCGCGATGTCGGCCCCCTGCCGCACCGCCTCGGCCAGCGCGCTCGCCAGGCCGTCGGTTGCGGCGTCGGCGGCGGCAATCGAACCGAACACCTCGCGCATGACGCCCAGCAGCCGGTCCGCCGCCTCGATCCTGCCGGCGTCCGAGCCGGCCTCCTGCATCTCGCGCGTCGCGATCGCCAGGCGCTCGGCCGCGGCTGTGGTGATGCCGAACGCGTCGGCCACCTCGGCGATCCGGGCGCGCATCGCCTCCAGTCGCCCGATCGCCGCGTCGATCTCCGCATAGGTCTCGGAGAAGTCGAAGAACGCGGCACTTTCGGGTGTCAGGGCGGCCTGGGTCACCCGCATGCGTTCCAGCATGTCGCGGATCGCGCGCTCGGCCGCGGCGGTGCCGGTCACTTCCGGCACCGCGAACCCCGTATCCGCCAGGAGGTCGCGCACCGCGGCCTCGGCGGTCTCACGGCGCAGGTCGCGCTGCGCCTGCAAGGCCCGCTGAACCTCGTCGGCGAGACTGCCGTAGCGTTGCCGCAGCTCCTCGATCGGGGCTGCCGCATCGCGGGCCGATCCGGTGTAGTCGCGGGTCGCCTCGACCAGTGCCTTCACCCGATTTTCCAGCGTCGCCGTCTCCTCCCCCGCCGACAGCGCCCGCATGCCCCATTGCGCCAGCGCGACGCCGCCGGCGAGCACGGCGATCGTCACCAGGTTGACCGGTGACAGCATCGACAGGAGGCCGGCCTTCAGCAGGTTCACCGCCCCGGCCGCGCCGGCGTTGCCGAGGGCCTGGGTGATATGCGTGCCCTGCTGGATCGCGAGCATCATCGGCGCCTGGCCGGCGGCGGCCATCACGAAGACGTCGTTGAACTGCGCGGCGAGGGTTCCGACCGCTCCGGCGGCGGCGGTGTGCGAGGCCCGCACGCCGGCGACCGGTGCGCCGAGGCCGGCGTAGGAGGCCCCCAGAGCCGTGGCGGCCTGCGATGCGCCGCGCAGGTCCGCCGCGCTCGTGTCGGCGGTCGTGCCGACGCGGGTCAGCGCCTCGGCCAGCCGCGTGGCCCCGGCGCCGCCCTCGACGCCGGCCGCCCCGACCGCCCGCAGCCCCGGCGGCAGCTTCGCCGCCTCGGCCGCGGCCGCGCGCAGGGCGGCAACCGCCTGCTCGTTGCGGGCGCGGAGCTCCAGTGTGACGCCGATGTCGCTCACGTCCGTTCCATCACGCCCAGTCCACCTCGATCTCGTCGGCCGACCGCGGCCCCTCGCCCGCCCGCCGGCGCCCGTCGCGCCCGGGGGGCCGGTCGCGGCGGTTCAGCCAGGCCCGCACCGCCTCGGGCGGGCCGCCGACGGCAAGGCCGATCGCCGTCACCAGTCGCGCCTCCTCGGCCGCCTCGATCGCCTCATGCCCCGCCACCAGCGCCTCGAGCTGCGCCAGCGTCAGCTCGCCGATGGCATCGAGCCCGTGTCCGGCGCGGACGAGCCAGGCGATGGCGGTGGCCCATCCGGCCCCGCCCGCGCGATCAGCAGCGCCGCCATCGCGGCCGCCGCCTGCTGCCGCGCCGGCAGCAGCCGCAGGGCGAAAAAATCGAGGTTCACCTCGAACACCGCCGCCATCAGCCGCACCATTTCGTCGGGATAGAGGTCGTCCAGCCACTCGGTCTCGGCGCCGGTGGCGATCGCGATCGCCGCGCGCACCGCGTCGGGCTCGCGCAGGAGCGCGCCGAGGTAGTTGCCCGCGGGGACCTGGGCGATGAACGGCTCGGTCGCGGCGGTGAAGCGCGGGAAGTGCTTCATGCGCACCGGCAGGATCTCGAAGCGCCGCCCGGCGATCACCTCGACGCGGGGCACCGGAAAGAAGGTTTCAAGGGTGGCTTCAACGCCCGTTGCGGGGCCCTTGGCGAGGTGCCTCGCCATCTCAGCGGACCACGATCGTCATCGAGGACGCGCCGGTGGTGCCGCGCAGGAACCGCAGGTCGACCTCGTGCATCACCGCGCCCGCGTCGTTCACCGGCTGGATGTTGCTGCGCTGCACGCGCGGGAAGAAGAAGCCGATCCGCTGCGCCGTGCCGGTGCCATGCTGGAAGCCCATGGCGGCGATCGTGTTGGCCTTGATGGCGTTGCGCCAGGTGATCTCCTGCGCCGCGGTCAGCTCGACCGTGGTCTTGCCGGAGGGCTTGCGGTCGGTGATCGCCACGCTTTCGGCGGCGACCACCAGCCGGTGCTCCAGCTCGATGCCGGCATCGACCTCGATGCCCTTGCTGTAGATGAGCTCGCCGCCCGAGATGACGCCCGCGGCCAGGGTCGGGCCGAGCCGGATGTCGCCTGAGTTGGCGTCATTGACGACCTGCGGCATCATGTACTCCGACAGGTCGGCCGCCGGCCCGGCCGCGGCCACCGGCTGCAGGTCGAAGCCCCAGAACTCGAACATCGCCTTCGGGATAGCGAAGCCGCGCAGGTCGAAGCTCACCTTGCCGCGCCCCCCGCGGACACTGTAGCGCACGCCGTCCAGGTGGAAATTGAACGTCATGCTCTCGGTCCCGTCGTCGATCTCGCTGTACTCGACGCGGGCGCCGGCCACGATCGTCTCGTCAAAGCCGCAGGCGCACAACAGCTTGCCCCAGGGGGGGGCCACGCCGGCGGCCGAGGATCCCGACAGCTCGACCGTGAAGGTCAGCTTGCCGAGGC